TCATCACCAGCCTGTATCTGGGGTTGCCTACATCGGTATCATTGCCGCTAATAAACTCATTGGTCTTTCTAAATATACTCGTATCGCACAGTGGTGTGCGCGGCGTGGTACACTACAGGAAGAACTCTGCAACGACATTGCCAGAGAAATAATGAAAGCTACAGATAGCGAGAATGTAGCTGTCTATATTCAAGCCATACATGGATGCTGTGAGAATCGTGGCATTATGGCGCACTCAAGTCTAACACAGACCACAGTATTAAAAGGTGCATTTAACACAGATCCAGGAACTAAAAAAGAATTCTTTGATAACATTAAACTACAACAGGAGTTTGCCCCAAGATGACCACAGCTAAAGACTTAACAGACCAATTAATCCATCGTGCAAAGAACTTGCAAGAATTTGTAGTAGAGCGTGAATTTGATCACATACCAACCGGTGTAGTAAAATTTGATATTCAACACACAGTTGGACAATCTGCTAGAATTTTTGTTCCGGCACTTACCCAAGATGAAGCAGAAGCTATGGTCAATGAATGGTTTGAGGAAGATGTAGAATGAAATCGCAAACTCCAGCAGAAGGTATAATGCAAACAAACGATTGGGGAGACTCAAAAGTTTATCGAATTGCCTGTGGATGCGGGGATGAAAATCACAACCATAACATGTGGGTAGAAGCAGATGATTGCGATATTCAAGTAACCATTTATACTACTAGCAAAACAAACTTTTGGTCTAAGACACGTTGGTATCATATTTGGACATTGTTGACTAAGGGTTATATTGATACCGAATCTAGCGTACATCTAAATAAACAACAAGCACTCAATTATTCAGCAACTTTGAAAAATGCCATTGATGATCTTGAAACTTTTCGTAATGCTAGACAAAACAAAGAAGAACGTGCTACAATAAAGAAAATGGCAAATGAACAGGATTGTGTATGAGTAAAATAAAAATTGCAGAGCTGTTTTACAGCATACAAGGTGAAGGACGCTATATGGGTGTGCCGTCTGTTTTCTTACGCACATTCGGCTGTAACTTTAAATGTGCTGGCTTTGGTATGCCGCGTGGTGAAGTCAGTCACGAAGCTACAGACATTGCGGCAACACATAAGATGATTACGCCATTTACAAAGTATGAAGACTTGCCTTTAGTTAGCACAGGCTGTGACAGCTATGCCAGTTGGCATCCTGACTTTAAAGAACTTAGTCCAATGCTAACAAGCGAAGCTATTGCTGATCGCATTATGGAAATTCTTCCACAGGATCATTGGAAAGATGAACATCTTGTTATTACAGGCGGCGAGCCATTACTGGGTTGGCAACGTGCTTATCCAGATTTGATTAACAATACTAAGATGCGTGATTTGAAAGAGATTACTTTCGAAACAAATGGTACTCAGAAACTTACACCAGAGTTTAAGGAATACTTAAGAAAATGGAATAGTGTAGTGGGCAGAGAACTTACATTTTCAGTAAGTGCTAAACTTCCGTGTAGTGGCGAAGTGTGGGAAGAAGCAATCCTTCCAGAAGTAGTTTGTGAATATGAACAAGTTGGCACAGCATATCTAAAATTTGTTATTGCCACCGAACAAGACTTTGCTGATGCTGAACGTGCTATTTCTGAATTCCGTGCGGCAGGGTTTAAAGGACATGTTTACTTAATGCCAGTGGGTGGAGTAGAAAGTGTCTATGCAATGAATAATAAAAACGTAGCAATATTAGCTATGAAAAACGGACTACGTTACAGTGACAGATTACAAGTACCGTTATTTAAAAATGAGTGGGGAACTTAATGTTTAAAAAATTATTTAAAAGGATTACAGGATTACAGGCTTTAGAAGATGCTAAAGTATTAGCCACTGCTGAAGTGGCAGTTGCTGAAAAACTTGCCGCACAAAAAATCAAAGAGGCAGTAGCGGCGCAAGATGCCTTAGATGAAGTTAAGCGGACTCCAAAAGAACGTGCTACTATTAGAAAAGAAGCATGGGTTAATGTGATGGATACTAAAGTTAATAAGGACAATCCACGCAACGGATTTTTTGAACTTGACTGGAATGAATACTTTATCACTGAATTAAAAAAGAACGGCTACGGATTTGATGGCGATCCGGAAGAAGAAATTGTAGATCGTTGGTTCCGAGATATTGTTCGGAATATGTTATCCGATGAAGGTATGGACGCAAATCGGTCGGCAGGATTTATCAACGTTACTAAACTAGCAGATAACAAGGCACAAGTAGAATGAACATTTTAGAATCAAACGAATATATTGATCGTTATGATTTTAGCTCTCTTATTAATCAAGAGGACAATCGTCAGTTAATAACCGTTGCTGAAGAAATTATTTCTGCAGGCAACTATTTTACTAATAGCCCAAAGTATCAAACTAAAGAAAATTTATTCTTTAGACAAGATCCAGTTATGCTTAAAATGAGGCAAAGTTTTATATACTCTTGCTTTATGTTTTTAGGAAAAGAAGTAAAAATTAAAAATTTAATGAGTTGGGTGTTTATGACTAACTCCGAAACTGTTGACGATCGAGAAACACTTTGGCATAACCACCACGTCAGTGACAATGATGGCACTACTAATACTGTGAGTGGTATTTGGTACGTGCATATCCCCCAAACATTAAATCCAGAACTAACGGGCACTGAATTTAGTATGAATTGGCCCAGCCGTGATGCTGACTTTTACTTAAAACCAAAAGACTTGACTTGGATTGTATATCCAAGTAAACTATGGCATAGGCCCGGAATTACTGACTCAAAAGAGTTCCGGTTTGTATTTGCGGCAGATATGGAATATTATACATGACTTATATTATAGTCGATACAGCTAACACATTTTTTCGTGCTAGACACGTAGTTCAAGGCTCTGCTGACATTAAGTTGGGCATGGCCTTTCATATTACACTTAACAGTATTAAAAAGGCTTGGCAAGACTTTGGCGGTACTCATGTAGTGTTCTGCCTTGAAGGTCGTAGCTGGCGTAAGGACTTTTATAAGCCTTATAAAGCTAATAGGCAAGAAACTCGTGCGGCAATGACACAACGAGAACAAGATGAAGATAAATTGTTCTGGGAAGCATTTGACGAGTTTAAAAAGTTTGTTACTGAAAAAACTAATTGCACAGTATTACAACATCCACGTTTAGAAGCTGACGATTTGATTGCTGGCTGGACACAAGCACATCCAGATGCCAAGCACGTTATTATCAGCACAGACGGCGACTTTGCACAATTGATTAAGCATAATGTAAGTCAGTATAACGGAGTAGGCGATTTACATATTACACACGAAGGCACATTTGACGCTAAGGGCAAACCTGTTAAAGACAAAAAGACTGGTGAACCTAAAGCCGCACAAGATCCAGAATGGATGCTGTTTGAAAAATGTATGCGTGGCGACACTAGCGACAATGTGTTTTCGGCATATCCCGGAGTGCGTACTAAAGGTAGTAAAAACAAAGTTGGTCTTACTGAAGCGTTTGAAGACCGTAAGAGCAAAGGATTCTCTTGGAACAATCTCATGTTGCAACGTTGGGTTGACCATAATGGCGTCGAACACAGAGTGCTAGATGACTATCTACGCAATGTACATTTGTGCGACTTAACAGCACAACCTGAAGATATTAAGCAATGTATTACAGAAACAATTGAAACTCATGCTACACCTAAGACAGTAGATCAAGTAGGTATTCGTATGCTTAAATTCTGCAATGCTTGGGATATGAAAAAGATTGCTGACAACATACAAACGTATGCTGAACCGTTCCAAGCAAAATATCCAACTACTAAAGCCGCAGTAAATTTATTTGAGTAATAAAATGAGACAAAAATGCGCCGTATGCTATAAACCAATCCATTCAGATTGTGATTACAAACAAGGTCGATGTCCTCATCGACCTAGCATAGCAGAAACAATAATGAACGATCCGTACAAGGCTCGTTTTTTAAACTTATTCAATTTTTTTAAAAGGAAGAAACATGACACAACTAAGTAAATTAGCAAAAGTAAATGAAAACATCAGCATCAATCGCTACGACAATGGTTGGATGGTAGAAATTGGTGGACGAGATAAAAAAGAAGAATGGAAAACTACCAAAACTCTTTGCAACTCTGAAGATGAAGTACTTGCTCTAATCAAAGAGTGGAATACATTACCGTTGGATCAATAAGTGTGCCATTGACTGAAGAATTAATAGTTAACGGAAAATCTATTTTTCTGTTTGATAATGTTTTAGAAACCTATCAAATTGAAGAATTAAATACCCTTACTTTTAATAGTAAGTATGCACCGTTACACGGCACAAGTCTGTTTACACCAGAACAAGATGAAAGATTTGTGTCATACTTAACACCACAAATATTCAATGCATCTCCGTTAGAAATACTTGTTAAAAAAATTGCAAATGCGTTACAAAAAGATCTTGCAGTTAGTTCGTGTTATATTAATCATTACAGTCAAATGGCAAAAGTAGGACAGCACACTGACAGTGCGTTTGAAAATGCATTTACTATTTTAGTATTTGTTAATTACTTTTGGCAAAGTAACTGGGGTGGAGAAATTAAATTCTTTAACGAAGAATCACAGCATCATTATTGTTATGAGTTTGTACCGGGTAGAGTTATTATGTTCGACTCACGCATTGAACATGCAGTTATGCCACTAACTGCACACGCAAGAAAAGATAGATTTTCAATTGCAATTAAAGCAGTTTCCGGATCGAGCATTAACCCGGGTCAACAATATGTTTCTAAAATACGATATGAACGAGGATAAAGAAATGACAGAGATACACGCAAAGCCAATTGTAGATGGCAAATTTTGGATTGTAGAAAAAGACGGTGAAAAAATTGCTACACTACACAAAAAAGAAAATAATAAGTTTGTACTATCTAGTACCAATGGCGAAGTTATGTTCAATAAGAAAGACGATCTAACCAAGCAATTTGGTAAGGAATTTTTTCTTACAAGTTCAAAAGTTAAAGTTACAACTAGCGTACTAAATGAATGCCACGGGTATCCAACTAGTAGTAGACCTTATAATGCAATGTATAACGTACAAAAAAAACTACCACTGTTTACTAAAAGTAACGCAAGTAAAAGTCTATATTGTGCAGGATATTATGTAATTAAATTTGATAAAGGTTGGGTCAAGAGCTTTTGTCCCAAATTAATTACGATTGAACGCTATCCAAGTAAAGGTCCATTTAAATCAGACTTAGAAATGAAAACGGTACTATCAAATGCAAAATCAGATTAATTTAACACCGTTAACTCAATTTATACAAAGTGTACGGGCCGCCGAATTAAGTCAGTCAAAGGAAGTTAAAATGTCTATTCAACAGGCTAGACTACTGTGCTTGGCATTAAACGAGTTACAGGGAAAACTATTACAAGATTACGAAACAATGTTTAATGCGTTAAAGAGTAGTGTAGATACTGATGTTATTACAGTTTCAATGGATGGCGGTACGTTTAGCGACAAATAAGGATAAATATATGCGTAGTTAATTGGAGAGTTTTACGAGATGTCAAGACCAAAACCGCGCATACTTTTAGAGTATATTAGTAAGAAAACATATAAGGCAGAACAAATCCTAGAAGCGGAAGCTATTTGGGCTGTCTTCTATAAAAATGAGCCTTTCAACCTTAAGAGCTTTAATAGCCTTACGAGTTATCC